CGTGAAGGGCTCCCGAGCTGGAGACGTGCACAATGTGATCCCGCTCACCATGCGGATGAAGTCACTCGGCCGGGTGGCAGGTATGGGCAGCGGGATGCGCATGACGAAAGGCGGGAAGCAGGTCCGCCAGCGCGGCCGCGGATTCTTCTTCCTACCCGGCGCAGAGGGACACAAGCCAGGGATATTCCGCCGCATCGGAGGAGAGCTTATCATGGTGCGGGATCTCTCGCGGCACTCCTACGTGATCCACCCGCGGCACTTCCACACGGAGGCCGTTCGTCAATTCGGCACGCGCGCGAACCTGGAGCGCATCTTCATCGCCGAGGCGAAGAAGGCAATCGGGAAATATCAGCCGCGATAGATCAGGGTTGTTCCGTCTCTCGGTATGCCTCAATGATCTTCCTCACCGCGTCCACGTCCACTGCGTAGCGCGCCACCGCGAGCCAGTAGTCCAGCGGCATGCTCACGGTCTCATCCGACCGGCTTACCTGCCCCACCGGGTCGGGAAATGTCGGCCACTGGAGATCTGGCAGCGGGAGGCTTGCCGGAGATGTCGTGCAGCACATTGAGAGAAGCGTCAAAACGCTCAGAATCAGTACCAGAAGCAAGAGTGTCCTTCCGAGCGTTCGCTTCGGCATACACTGCCTCCATTTGTTTGATCACGTGGTCACGCTTGGCCAGTTCCGCGCCTAGTTGCGCTACCATTTTCGTCTGCGCATGCGCGCGCTTGCCGAGCTGGATTGCAATAAAGATTGCAACCAAAGCAATGGCAGTTGCAATGAGAAATGCCCAGATCATAGGGCCTCCGCGGGGATCCCCCCGCCTACTACGTGCCAGGGGTCATCCGGGAAGTCGCGCGTCTGCTGCTCCGCCGTGAGTTGCCACATATAGAGGCGCAGGCGGTAGCTCTCCGCAGTCTCCGTCTCGTCGACGAGGATCGTGTCGGAGGAGTCCAGGACGTAGACGTGCAAGGGCTCGGGGGTCCATACGACAGGAGGCAGGGGTTCGGGTGCCGGAGGAGTCTCGACGGCCGGAGGGGCTTCTGCCGGAGGACTCTCCGCCGGAGGCGCTGGGGCAGGTTGCTCGACGGGCGCCTGCGGTTTTATCCAGATGAGATCGTCAACGGACTGCGGCTGGCACCCCATGAGGAGCGCCAGCGCGGCGATGATCAGGAGCTCCTTCACTCCTGCACCGGCACGATCTTCCCCTTCTTCACCTCGTGGCCCTCGGGCGGCCAGACGGGGCCGATGTAGACCCGTCGTGTCGCATCGGGGATATCCCGCACGTCCAACTCGGCCTGGAGCTCGAGCATGTGGTGCCGGTGCGGCGCGTCGGCGGAGGATAGTTCCTCGTGGATGATCGGAGTGCCGTCGCCGTCGAGCAGCGCGACGTGGACCGTGCCCTCTGCGGGGTCCGCCTGTTTTTCAAAGGTCTGCATTTCATTCCTCCTAGTTATACACGCCAGCGCCGAGGTACAGATACCCGACCGTGGTGCGCGGGTCGGTTGTGAGACCCGTGCGCGGGGTGCCGTTCGTGCCGTCGGTCGATGGCGTTAATCTGCCGCTACCTACGGGACCATTTTGACCAGCCAGAGGATTTGAGACACTGCCTACGTTCAGCAGATAAAGCGCAAAATTATATCCCGTCCCCCCTCCTGATGCAGTGCCCCATTGGTTTGAAGCCCCTTCCGTGTGCCAATGTCCTTGCTCCCGGTCCCGCACCCTCATGCCCACGCACAGCGCCCGGTCTGTCGTGTCCGCCGTCTCCTGCTGTGACCCGACGAAGGCCCGCGCGCTGTCCCTGCGCAGCCTTGCCGTGGTGCTGGACCCCGCGATGCGGTATGGGTAGATGATGGCCGTCTGCGAGCCCGAGGTCGGTGTGCCCGTCACGGTGATCGTTCGCGCGCCGGCGTTGACGTTCGTGATCACGTAGTCGGTGCCGGCGATGTTGATGCACAGCCATGCGGTATAGCTGCCGTGCACCGCCTGCTCCTCGGCGAGTGCCGCCAGCCACTTGTCGCCCGCTGTCGTCGTGGCCAGCGTGATTACCGAGCCCGCCACGGTGCCCGTGAAGTCCGTCGTGGAGTTCACCTGTAGCTTGATAGCACGCAGGGCCGTAACGAGGGCGAGGTAATGCGTGGTGTCAACGTCGTGGTCTGCGTCGTCGATGCGCACAACCGGCACGAACGTGCCCGGCGTCAGAGGTGCCATCATTTCAACGCGCCGCCCTATCGGGTAGATCATGGCCGCGATGGCCTGCATGAGTTGCGTCTGCGCCGCGCCGAGTGTCAGCCCCGCGCCAAGGATCGTGTTGACGATCTCCTCCTGGAGATTGTTGCGGTCCAGCGCGATGCCGGTCGTCCCGATAGTGACACCGGGCACCTTGTCGACGTGAAGCCCCGCCGAGCTATTCGGCGCTACCGTTCTTTGCATTTTCCCCTCCCGTGGGCGCTTCTCAAGGAAGTCTTATGGCGCATAGTTGCACTCCGCTATTCCGCACGTATCGAGACCGGACTCCGTGGTCCCGGTGTCCGAAAGAATGATGAGTGAGCTCGTCGGCATGAGGTGCAACGGTGCATAGTGACCAATCACGCTGATCACGCGCGCGGCCTCATTATTGTCTTGCACCGTCCCGCTCACTAGGTAGAAACCCGGGTTCGCATCCGTTCCCGCGATTATCGAGTTGCATTCGTCAGCGCCGCACTCAGACTCGTAGGCGATGCTCGACATGCCTCCGTAGGCGATCTCTGAAAAATTGACCGCCGTGAGTTCCTTGTGCATCTGCCCGTTGAGGTCCTGCAGGGTCACTCCGCCGCGCGCGGTGAGAACGGCGGCGAGCATCCGCTGCATGAAAGCGACCGTCATCGTCGCGTCGTACCGGCGCCCGAGCGCCGTGTGCCATTCGGGGAGCGTGGAGACCGCTGACCCGGGGCGCAATTCCGCGAGGATCCCACGGATGAATGCATGCGCGCGTTCCAGCGAGTCTCCGAGGCCGTCGACGACCGCGCCGATATTCCCCAGGAGCCGCCATGCGCTACCGCGAGGGAATAGGCTGCGGAGCGTGTTCTGCATTATGCCCATGTCACCGTCCCGGGTGCGGCGAGCTCGCTATATGCGAGGGTGTAGGACGTGACCGTCCCGATCCCGCTCACCGTCATGGTGACGGCCGTGGCAATAGCACCCGCTGCGGAGATGATGCCCCAGATAGCGGCCACACTGAGCACGTCCGTCGGGTTCAATTCGTCGATGTACTGCCGAGGGTAGGCGGCATAGAGGTAGGACGTGATGGCCGCGATGATCACCGCTTTTGTCGTGGCGTCATTGGGCGAGAGTCCTGTGATGGTGAAATCGACCGTCCGCTCCGTCATAGCCGCCGCGAGCACGTTCGCGCACAGGGGGCGACGGGAGACGTCATTGAGATAGGTCTGCACTTCCGTGATCTTGCCCGCCATGGGGATGCGACTCGCGCCGGTCACCGCCTGCAGGGGGTAGGCCGTCACATACCCGACGGCCGTCCGGAAGGCGAAAGCCTTCACGATCCCCGCGACCTCTCGCGCCCAGCCCACATAGTCCGCCGCCGCGCCGCCCTGTGGCTTATTCTGCATTCGCGTCATGACGCGCGCCCGATAGGCCGTCAGAGCCTCCGCGTCCACGCCCGTCGTCGTCGTGCTGGCGATGGTCGCCGTCGAATTCATCCCCGAGATCGGGGAGACCACGGAGATCGTAAGCCCGTTGGCGATATTCCCCGCGGAACCCGGCGTGAGGCAGGTCAGTGCGATGGTTGCTGTGCCGCTGGCGATCACCTGAAGCGCATCCTGCGTGTAGATAAGGCCAAGAAGTGTCCAGAACGTGCCGGCCGGTATATTCGTCCCGTCCGTTCCTGTGGCGGTTGCTGTCAGTTTCGCCGCGACAGCCGGCGTGCGGATGATCCCATACTGCTCGCCGATTGACGCGAGGGCCGCGTCGTCTGCCGTCTGGGGAAATATCTGCCGATAGCCCCAGCCGGTCATGCGGTAGAGGAGAGCGAGGACTCCCGCGAGGGCCGTCGCCAGGACACGCCAGGCGGCCTTCGGGAGGATCGGGACTGAGGCTCCGATGCGCGCGGAGATGTCAGAGAGGATCTGATCGCGGATCGCGGTGATGCTGGGAATTGTTACGGCCATCAGATCACCCCCATGGCGACGCGCTGCGCCGCCCAATTGAGCACATACTTGTACGTCACGGGGTCAGCCGCAGGCTGCGTGATCGTCACGGCCAGAGAGAGGCGGTCAGCCGCCGAGATCGTGGCAACTACCGAGACGGCCGATGCGATGCCCGCCGTGATCATCCATGCGAGGGCCTGCCGCGCGGACTCCTCGATGTCCAATCGGAGCGCCGGCGTCAGCGTGCCCGTCATGGTGTCGTCCAGCGTGCTCTCACACTCCCCTCCAGTCTCCGCGATTGCATTGCCCCACCACCCTGTCGCGGAGAAGAGGGAAAGGTAAACCGCCGTCCAGAGGCCGCGGTCCATGTCGGGCTGGCCAGCCTGGATATTCACGTCTCCACCGTCAGCCGTCGGGTAGATGAAGAGGTCGCCGTCGTATGCGTCCACCCTATCCTCCCGTCTTTACCGTGGTCGTCTTGGCCGAGGTGAGATCGAGTGCAACCGGTGCCCCCGTCGCCCCTCCACTCACTGTGCCAGGCCCCGCGCCGCATGTCGTGATGAGAGTGCCGGCCGCATGCGTGTGATTTTGCAGCGCCGTGTTCAGCTCATCCCATGTTACGAGCCTCTTGCCGTTCCCGTTGATCTCGATGGTCCCGTCCGCCAGGAGCTTGATCGTCGCCTTCAGTGTCGCCCCGTCCGCCGTCGTGCTGTAGATCGTCGTCTCCCCGTCGGCGGGAGAAATGGCGATCTGATAGTTGTGCCCGCCGATGACCACGCCGTAGCGGCCGAGCGGGATGTATAGCATGCGCGAGCCCTTCGGAGGCCGGGAGAACAGGCCGGCGGGGTTATATACCTCCGCCTCATGCGCAACACCGCCGAGGCCCGAGCCCGTGATCACCACGGCAGGACCTGGCGCGCTATTCAACGTCTTGATGGCGGCGGAGGCGACCTTGATGAGCTGGATCAATCCCATGGCATCACCTGCGGGAGCGCCCCCGCGTACAGTTCGGGGAGCACGAGCCGCATGTCGACCGTCTCGCCGGAGTCCGGGTGCAGTTTGAACGTGATGCCCGCGATCACGTAGCGCGTCTCCGTGGAGAGCATCGCGCCGGGCGCCAGGAGCGTGACGATCTGCCGCTCATGCCAGCGCAGGCCGTTCGGGGCCTTCCACCCGATCACGGTCGCCCGCGCCTGGAATGAGGAGGCAAAGGCCATCGTGCGCGTACGCGCGGCCGTCCGCGTCTTCTTGGCGAACGCTTTCGCCTGCGCCGCGGTCATGACATCGGGGGCTATTGCGGCCTCATCCTCGACGATAAGATGCGGTCTGTAGAGCGGGACGGATGGATCTGTCGCTTCGTCCACCACGTCTTCGAGACCCGCGAATTGTGATGCCACTTTGTAACTGGAAAAGCGGAGCTGACCGTTATTCGATGTGGACACGGAAAGGATAGGCTTCTGCCCTTCGATGAGAGAGGCCGCGACCGGGAGAGAGAGTAGTTTCGCCGCGGATGAGATGATGAGTTGCCCGGTATAGCTCGAATTGAGAAAGAAATTACGCGGGGATGCCAGGGAATTGAGAAAATCAAATGCACCCTGCCCGTATTCAGCTTTCGCGAAGTCGATAATCTCCGTGTCACTGTCGGCGCGGATTGCGATGCCGAATGGCGCGCAGACTTTTCGGCAGATACCCGCAAGAGTGAGCCCCGAGAACTCGAGCTCGCCGTCAATGCTGCAATCCACGAGAGGCCCGGTCGAGGACATGCCCTCGACCTTAATGGTTCGGTCGTCCGGGCCACTCTCTGCGTCTAATTTCATCACGCGACCAGTGAGCACCGCCTCCCCGTCGATGGTGATCGTGCAGGTATTGAATATCCCGTTGCGGAATGCCGCCGCGAGGTCTCTGCGGTCCGGGTCATATGCGGCGGAGAGGGAGAAGCCGTCGGCGCAATTGTCGATGGCCATCTCAATGGTCACCTCATCCCACCCGGTGAAGGACTGTCCGCCGATCTTGATGGCCACTTCGGACTTCGGGACGCTCCGATC